TTAACATACAAAGCCTCAAACTGACTTAACCAAACAAAATAATTGCAAGATACATATCTAACAACTACTTTGCGGCTAAGAAGGTCGCTCTATCCGGTTGGATTACTCTTTCAGAGTTTTCTAAGTGGAATAGAGTGGCCATTTGGGCATGTATGGCTAGTGGTTACGATAGTGAATTCAAACTAATTATAAAACGTATCACAAAACTAGTGAATAGTAATGGATACAACTTTACCTTCAAGTATTTGAAAGAATGCTTGAGGTTAGTAGTTTTATACTTAGCTGGAACTCCCTCGACTATCAAAGGTAGAAATGCCTGCGGAGTAAGGGTGAACCAGTATGGTCTTCCCGTTATCATTCCATCGCCTCTCCGTAAGATCTTAGATCTTACTGAGGGGAACAGAGCGAATGTGCGTGCTGTTTTAACGACTCTTTCCATATTTAGGACTTTCCCAACTAAGGTGAAACCAGATCTGAGTTCTATTATAGAACCTTTTCATGGTCTAACCCGTACTCTCGATGGTATCGAGAGAGTTGCGAAATCCTTCGTAGGGAAGGGAGTTAAGCTGCGACCGATTCGCGGATTCATTTCTGAGTCTGCGGGTCCCATCACTAAACGAGCCACATTTGGGGCACCTATTGACGCATTTGCGTTATTGGGTTACCCAAGTGTAGCTAAGAGAGTCATACAAATCTTAATTACCTCCAAAGGAGGGTTTGGATATGCATGTTCCCTTCTTAGTTTATGGCTTCTCTATATAATCCCGTTCATACTTCAAAAAGTATTGTTCGGCACACGAAGTCTTCCTCCTATAGGGCGGCTATCGGTTGTTTACGATCAGGCCGGTAAGGCCCGGATCGTTGCGATGTGTAATTGGTGGATCCAGCTATCGTTATTGCCTCTTCATAAATCAATATTTGATTTCTTGAAGACAATTCCGATGGACGGAACCTTTAACCAAGAACTACCGCTTAAACGACTGATGGCTGCTCCTACTGGGGAGAAGTTCTCATGCTTTGATTTAAGTTCAGCCACTGACAGATTACCTCTGCAGCTTCAGGTACAAATCCTAGATTCCATTGGAATGGACGGATCGGTATGGCAGGAATTACTCTCGTTTCCTTACTTTTATAAGGGAGAGCCAGTAACGTACGCCGTGGGGCAACCTATGGGCGCTTACTCTTCATGGGCAATGCTAGCCCTG